GCTGACGATGCTGTAAACAATGATAAAATTGCAGACGGTGCAATCGACACTACTGCAAAATTAGCTGATGATGTTGTTACCTTTGCGAAAATGCAAGACACAACTACAGCTAACAGAGTTTTAGGTGCGGTCACTGCTGGAACGATTGGTGAAGTTCAAGTTCAACAAGCTATGATTGCAGATGATGCAGTTGGTGCAGATCAACTTGCTAATACAACAGTCACTGCAGGAACTTTTACGTCAGCAACAATCACTGTTGACGCTCAAGGAAGATTAACAGCAGCCTCGTCTGGATCTGCTGGTGTCGCTGGAACTTATGTTTTAAGTTTAGCAAGAACTGGATCAGATACAGGAACATTTACAGCCAATGCATCTACTACAAAATTACATGTATTTGGATGCGGAGCTGGTGGCGGAGCTGGGGCTCAAGCCTCACGAGCTGGAAATAGAAACGGTGGAAGAGGAGCTTACGGTATGGCAGAAATTACTGTGTCTAACCCGTACTCGGTTCCTTATAGATCTGGAGAAAGAGGCACTCCAGCATCACAAATTCACGGTAATGCTGGACAAAGTTCTTTTGTCGGATCGCCAGCAGATGTCGAGTTTGGTGCAGGGGGTGGAGGAAATCCCACTGCTACTGGTAACCAGGGGTCTGTCACAGTTTCCCCTGCAGGTACTCTTTTTGCTAATAGTAACCCAGGTAGTGGAATAGACACTAATGGTGAATACATGCACTCTACAGGAAGCTCAATAAGAACAGGTCAACAGGGTGACAAAAACTCATCTAGTGGAAATGGTGGTAACGGTTTCTTAATGATATTTGAAAATATAGGATCTTAATATGGCTTACGTAACATTTGATAAAAACAGTCCAGCTAACACTCAAGGACAAGTAGAAAAAATAGCAATAGATGATGCAGCTTTAGAAAAAGTTGCACCACAAATATCAAGACAGGCAGACTTGGTTTGCACTATTACAGAAGATCAATACAACGGTTTAAGATTAGGTACAATGAAAGCAACGCACGATGGTGCTGGAAATGCTAATGTAGAAACATACCCTGCTATTGAACCAGGACCTGTAGTAACATCATCAGATATAAATGATTATGTTACTGTAATAAGAGAAAATTGGGCATCTTCAGAAAAAGTTGACAAAGATGATTGGCTAGCTTACGCTGATTCTGTTGCTGCGATTGATTTAAGTGGAAATACATTATCAGATTTACCACAAGTGGTTGAAGCAGCTGGTATAACTTATAGAGCACTTTCTCAATTACCTATGAAAAGTGCTTAAAATAGTGTAAACAGTCCCTATGAAGGACTACATTTATATCCAAGATAACATCCTAGATCTTAAATCTTTATCTTATTTGCTTAAATGGATTAACACTTTGAGCTTTGAAAAAGCTGGTATTAAAGCAAAGGGAGCAAAAGAATCATCTATTGATAAAAAAGTTAGAGATGTAAATAGTCATTTTATTTCAAGAGAAAGTGTTAGCATGTCAGCAGTAAGTTGGCATAATTATCTTGAGCTTGTTTTTACAACTCATATGAAAAAATATATGGATAATCATCCACAATTAATTTTAAATAATTGGGAAGCTTTCGAAATATTGAAGTATGATAAAGATCACCATTTCGAATTACATGTAGATAGTGGACCAACTGTTCCTAGAACAATGAGTATAATTTTTATGCTTAATGATGATTATGAAGGGGGCGATTTAGTATTTAGATGGAGAGAAGATGAAATGATAATTCCTAAAAAAGCTAATCAATTAATTTTTTTTCCTAGCACTTTTTGTTATCCACATACAGTAAAACCAATTAAATCAGGTACAAGATATTCAATAGTAACATGGGCATTATAAGAAAAGATTTTAGATTTAAAGTTGTTAAAAATTTATTAAGTAAGGAGGAAGTGTCCTTAGCACATCATTATTGTAGAATTAGAAATAGACTTAATCTTAATCAATTTGATGGTCAATTAAGCAACCATCAAGATACATCTATTTATGGAGATCCCTTAACAGAGTCTTTAATGTTAAACAAAAAAAAATTAATGGAAGAAAACACTGGTTTAGAATTACTGCCAACCTATTCTTATTGGCGTATGTATACTTATGGCTCTTGTTTAAACCCACACAAAGATAGAAAAAGTTGTGAGATTTCTGTAACCATATCTATAGGTTCAAGTTCTAATAAACCATGGCCTATATATATTGGAGATCATGAGGTGAATTTAAATCATGGAGATGGTGTTATTTATTTAGGTATAGAGGATCAACACTCAAGAAAAGAATTAAACGAAGATTATCATGCACAATGTTTTCTTCATTATGTAGATAAAAACGGTCCTAATAAAATGTTTGTAAAAGATCAAAGACCATTATATGGTATGCCTTACAATGCAAATTAATCAGAGAAAAGACGGTAGTATAGAACTTAAATTAACAGACGATGAAATAGATATTATGAAAAAAAACAATAATATTTTTCATGTTGACACTCAAAAAACTAAGGATTGTTTGGATATAATAATGACTTATTGTTGGCGAATATTCGATGGTTTGCCTGAAAAAGATAAAAAAAGACTACAATCTGAACATCCACCAACAAATTATAACCCAGAGACCTGACCCTTACCACGGTATAATTTTTTGATATAATGCTTTTATGCCTTTAAGAAACATTGAAATAAGACCTGGTTTTAATAAACAAGTTACAGAAGTTGGAGCAGAGGGACAATGGACTGATGGAGACTTTGTAAGATTCAGATATGGGTTACCAGAAAAAATAGGAGGTTGGGAACAACTTACCTCTTCAACATTAGTTGGTAACGCAAGAGCTCAACACGTATGGGCAGATTTAGATGGCAGGGCTTACTCTGCAATAGGCACACACAAAGGTCTTTTTGTATATTATGGTGATGCGTTTTACGATATCACTCCCCTTGACTCTGCTAAGACAGGAGCTACGTTTACTGTGGCCTCTACTAGTGCACCCCAAACTATAACCGTAAATTTAAATGCACATGGTTTAGTCGCTGGTGATTTATTTACATTTACGTCTGTAACTGTTCCAACTGGATCTGGATATGCCACAAGTGTTTTTGAAGATAATCCGTTTCAAGTTTTAACTGCAACATCAAATAGTTTTACCATAGAAGTAGCAGCTGCTGCATCAGGCACAACAACGGCCACCGGAGCAGCGACTGTAAATCCTTATGCAGGTTTTGGACCATTAACACAAACTTTTGGGTTTGGTTGGGGTACAGGACAATGGGCTGGAACTGTTGCAGGGGCTACAACAACAACCTTAGATGGATCTTTAGCTGATGACACCAGCGGAAACAATGGGTCTGCAACAAATATTACTCTGACCTCTACAACCGGCTTTCCAACATCTGGAACAATATTAGTTGGATCCGAATTAATAAGTTATTCAGGAGTGTCATCAAATGATTTAACAGGTATATCAAGAGGTGTGTCTGGATCTACAAGATCATCACATTCTAATGGTGCTCAAGTTCAAGATGCATCTAGCTTTATTGGTTGGGGTAACGCCTCATCAACCTCAACGATTACGTTAGATCCCGCCTCTTGGTCATTAGATAATTTTGGTGAGGTTTTAATAGCAACGAATAAAAATGGAAAAACATTTAATTGGGAACCAATACACGCAAACTTCAATGCCCTTAACACAAGGGCTGTTGCTGTAACAAATGCTCCAACACAATCTGTAATGTCAATAGTATCAGAGAGAGACAGACATTTAATATTGCTTGGAACAGATACAAGTTTATCAAGTCCATCACAAGATAAAATGTTTATAAGATTTTCAGATCAAGAGGACAGAACAACATACGCACCAACTTCAACAAATACTGCAGGAACTTTTAGGTTGGACTCTGGGACTAAAATTGTAGGTGCTGCTAAGGGTAAAGATTACATATTAATACTCACTGATACTTCCGCATATGTGATGCAGTTTGTTGGTCCACCATTTACATTTTCAATAAGACAAGTTGGTTCTAACTGTGGGTTAATAGGTCAACATGCACTCTACTATATTAACGGTGCAGTTTATTGGATGGGTAGATCAGGTGGATTTTTTGTTTATGATGGTACAGTAAAAAGTTTACCTTGTTTAGTTGAGGACTTTGTTTTTACAACTTTGGGAGATAGTTTAGGAATAAATTATAATTCTGGTGAGATAGTTTCTGCTGGGGTAAATAATTTGTTTTCTGAGATAAATTGGTTTTATCCTAAAAATGGATCTTCACAAATTGATAGAATTGTAACATACAATTATGATGAGGGTACATGGACCACTGGCTCATTAGCAAGAACAACTTGGTATGATGCAACTTTGTTTGACAACCCATACGCGACAGAATTTAATGATACGGCAACACCAACCTTTCCAACTATTGTAGGTGCTACAAATGTTAATGGTGCCACGACATACTATGCTCACGAAGTTGGAACAAATCAAGTAGATGCATCTGGTAACAAAACTGCAATAAATGCTTTTATTCAAAGCGGTGATTTTGATTTAAATGTAGCAGGTGCTGATGGTGAGTTTTTTATGTCGATGAGAAGGTTTATACCAGATTTCAAAGCCATCACAGGTGATGCTAGAGTGTCTATTCTATTAAAAGATTTTCCAGTTGATAATGAGGCCTCGTCACCATTAGGACCTTTTACAATCAGTAGTACTACCCAAAAAGTAGATACAAGAGCTAGAGCTAGATTTGCTAGTTTAAAAGTTGAAAACACGTCTACTGATCAGTCTTGGAGATATGGAACATTTAGAGCAGACGTACAACCTGATGGCATGAGATAATGGCAAAAATTACAGCTTACATACCAGAACCAAAACAAGATTATGAAGTCTCTAATCAAAGACAAATAATTGAGGCTATAGATACTTTAAAAAATCAATTGAACTTTTCATTTCAAAAAGATATAAAAAACGAACAAGATAGTTTTAATTGGTT